CGCCGACATCCTTGGGAAACTTACGCCCTTCCTTGGGTTTAACCAAGGTCCAGTCAAAATCGAAAATTGCCAATTTTGTACGACGGGAAGCTTTTACTTCCAAAATTAAATCATCCATTCTATTTATGATTTGTAAAAATAAAACACTTGTGCTCATTTTTAATCATACGTTAGCGTTAATACTTATAAAATTGAGTAATTAGTAAATTAATCAATTTCATAAAACATGGATACAACACCTTTAGTTAAAAACAAACCCAAGATAGAGTTCACTTGTAAATGTGGTTCCAATTACAGTAAGTCTAAAAGAGCCTTAAATATAAGTGGACCTTTCTGTAAAGATTGTACACAACGTAATATAGCAATTAAAAAGATACAGAATAAAATTGCTATTAACAATGAGTTACTTAAAAAACAAAATACACAATAGATAACATTAACTTTTGTATGAGACGTTAGGTGTCATAAGCACCGAATAAGGCAGCCAAAGATATAGGCCATGAAAAGAAGATAGGAATCCAGAAAAGGGGTACATATGACCATAATTGATTAGACCATTTACCTTTCATTGCTCTCATGATAAACATACCTAGACCTCCTGTCCAAGAAATTAAAAAAGCAAAAAATAGATTCCACCAAAAGCTGGCATAGGGTCCAGCCATTTGTACTTAATATGTACTGATATAATATTTAGTTTCGGGAATAATTATCATACTTTACGACCAATCGATTAGAATACTCTTTTTAAGAAGGTTCTTAAATAAAGGAGCCTTTTCCATAGTTTCGTGATATGAAATCTTGCAATCAGGAAACCTCTGTTGGAAAGCGATGACTAAATCGTCATGAGTAATTGATGGCGATATACTACCAATTTCAAACGTATATGAGGTTCTTCCAGTAGCAGCAACATTCAGTAAATATTGAATAAATCCTCTGATAATCATATCAATAAGCTTTTGCTTATTTCGTTCTGGCATCGTTTGAAGAAACGAACGACTAAAGGTTTGTGTTTCCATTTTGATAATATTTAACTGTTATCAAGATGTTCAATTTTTAATATTCAACTGAAAAAAGTACAAGATGCAAAGTTGACTCTTTCTGGATATTATAATCAGCTAATGTTCTACCATCTTCTAGCTGTTTTCCGGCAAAGATAAGACGTTGCTGGTCCGGAGGTATACCCTCCTTATCCTGAATCTTAGACTTTACACCATCAATTGTATCACTGGGTTCAACATCAAGTGTTATGGTCTTGCCAGTTAACGTCTTAACAAAGATTTGCATTACTTATAATATGTATCAATAAAACTCTTTTAAGTTACTTTAAACAGGTCCTTATCGGATGGCTTAACACGCTCTAAAATACATAATTCGGAAAATTCCTTGGCTTGTACCCAATCTTTATTACCAGAAAGAAATTTGGCGACACCATCTTTCATATTCATGCGCGCTGATGCCTCATCCATGTGAAGTTCTTTTGCAACTGAACTCATATCAAAACCCTTCAGTTCCCCCTCTGATTTGTCACCAAAACTGACCATACCCATAACCATAATGTATTTATGAACATAAGGAGCCATACGATTTAAATCATGAAATACAGCTCCACCAGAATGAAAACAATCCCAAAAAAGTCCATCGATTTCATGAATTGGATATTGAGAACTGTGACCCTTCCAAAATTGGAAGGATATATTATTAGCTAAAGCAAGCTGCTCTATTTTCGAAATTGAATCATCATGTATGAGGTCAACACAAACAAAGCGTGGTCTAAATTTACTTCGCGTTCGACCAAGGTCTAAACCTCCAAGGGTCAGAATTCCTGAAATTGCACCACGGCTACCAAATTCTAGGAATGTAGAGCATTTTGATGTATAAGAATCCATAATGTTTCTTATCTCTATAGCTACATCGGTTTTCATCATACTGTTAATTAAATCCTTGAGCGATACCATTATGAAATAATATCATGAAACCTTTAGACCTAAATTTTTCATGATTTACTGTATTTGTTATTTATTTTTTAACCACAACCCCCATGTTGGCTTCGACAGTTTTATTCTGTGCATCTGTATCGTTTACAAATGATTTTGCAGAGTTAATTATACTCGTCTGATTTTTTGTCGTATTAACATATTTCATCATCTTCTTGTTCAAACCATTGTATAGAGCTTCGGTCTGTTTATATTTGTCCTCCAAATTACTAATTCGAATTCCTGGGTCATTGGCTGGATTATTAAGGTCAACAGATGTTTTAGCAGGTTTCTTAAAATTAAAAACCAAGGAGTCACCATTTTCGTCGTCTGGACCAGAAACAAATCCTTCTATTACCTTAGCAACGGCATCTCCAGCTTGTTTCAGATATTTATCATTGTATTCAAGGGTTGTGTAAAAGGTTTGTAATCGGTTTATGGAGAATTCTTTCTGAACGCCTTGTATTAAACCATTTATTTGAGCTAGATTCGATTCGGTATCACTTATTTGTTGATTTAAAGAGTCGCGTATTGTTGCTAATTTTGCTGTTTCTTCATCTGTCATTGATTTCGAGCTACTTGCAAAACATTCTAAAAGGGGAACATTATCATGATTTTGGACAAAGATATTTTTTAGATTAAGTACATATTTTGCTGAATCTGCTTTTCGTTTAGTTGCCCGTTGTTGTTGAACATCTGCAGGATAGGTCTGTTCATCGGGTCCAACATTTGATGCGTAATTACCAGCTAGACTTTCATCGATTTGTTTAGTAACATAACAAATGTCATTATTTAATCCGCTGAATCCACTTGTTAAATCATCAATCTTAGGACCTAAGCTATCAATATTATTTTGTATCTTATCACAGCGCTTAGATAAAGAAGCAAAGTAGGCCTGACTATCCTGAAATTCTGATGACGATGATGCAAAACCTTCCTGGACCATGGTACGCTGGTGATTTCCACAACCGCATATTAAAAGCGCGTAAATGTATTTACATATATAGTACATCGTGTAGAACACAATAATTATTACCAGAACTTGTACAAATAATTTAGAATAATCTATTTTAGCAGGCCTAAGATTCTTAGCCATCCCTAACGTCTTATACTAAAATTATTTGACATGGTTATGAGACCATACTCGGGAAACTTATCACAATCTAGTAGGATGTCATCGTTGTCACTCAAGAAACTAAAACAAAAACTAAGCTATTCTCCAAATTTATTGATTAGCCAACAAACCGTCGTACCTGCATGTCAATCACCTAGTTTTTCAGCAAATAAACAAACTCCAAAAGAGTCTTCCCGTATGACAAGTGAAAGCGTAGCATGCGGATTTACCATTGTGAACGGTGTTCAAGTTCCAATTACAAGCACTACACTTATCCCAATAATAGTACAAACTGTTCCTGCATCCACAACTACCGCACAACGTATTGAAGCAACTCTTTTAGCTGAAACAGACCCAACAAAGACCGACTTGCGCTTTCTAGAATACTTCCCACCACCTGTACCTCCGCCACAATTCTTACAGCCTGGTTTTGTTAAATACAAATATAGTTATGAGCCTGTTACACCTCAAAGACCATGTATCGGATATAGAAGTATAGAGCCTTGAATTAAAAATATTATGATTATGTAAACATGCCAGTTAATTGTGTCGGTATTCGCGATGCCTCATTAACAACTCTTTTTAGACGCCAGGTTGCCTTAGCTGCGTTCCGTAATAACAATGTATATCCAGGTGGATTTCCTAATGGAAATGCCTTTGTTCCCGAACAGTTCAGAAATACTGTTTCAGCCGAGGTTCCACTAGATGCTAAGCAGGGTGAATGCCGTCAGGGTTGCAATCCCAACTATAATGATTTAATTAATGGTTACGGCTTCCGGGCTCCAGCTAATACTAGTAATGTACAGTAAATCTGATATTATTTTTAAAAATACCTTTATGAAATGTATTCTTAACAAAAGCAATCCCGGAAACCAGTCAAATACTTAAATTTGGCATGAGACGTTATAAAGTTCTACTTACGATTGGGATTAAGGGATGAACGACACATCCAGAAGGTGACCATGGAGGTAATAGACTGGACACCTAGGGCAAAGACATAGACAGATAGAAGAGGAATCGCATTCTTCTTTTGGAGTTCAGTAAACATAGTTATGATTGTTACAAGTGTAAGAACTGCAGTGAACGCACTAACCGCACTAGCCAAGAAAAAGTACCAGCACCAACTAAAAGCCCAACCGGGAACGATTTCAAGTGATGACATTTATATTATAGGCACATATTTTATTTATCAAAAATAAAAATAGATAGATGACGTATTATATTTTATTTTTGTAAGGCTATTTTATTATATATTATGTGGGTATTGTCTTTTACTTGACAACCTTCTTTACAACCTTCTTGACTGGTGCAGCAGTTGCCTTCTTGGGGACAGCAGGAGCCTCTACGACCTCCTCCTCCTCATCCTCATCCTGCTCTACAGCTGGCTGCTGGCGGGCCTTTGAAGGAAGGACTGCCTCCATGACATCCTCCTCATCTGCCTCCTCATCCTCAACAGGAGCAGCTACTGGCTTACGCTGAGCAGGGCGACGGGCTACTGGTGCTGAATCCTCATCATCCTGGATGGCACAACCACGACCAAGGCCATATGACGGGACAGCGTCCATCTTGACCTGAACGGCCTTCCATGAGGCACCGTACTTCGTGCCAGCAAACCAGAGACCGACACACTTGAGAAGGAAGGTGGCAGAAGCACCCTTCACTAGGAGCTCCTCTACCGTTACACCCTCATAAGGGCGCTTCTCCGAATCATAGAAGAGTGTCTCAAAGACACCGTTCTTCTTGGGGAGCTTGACCTTGAGCGTCGGTGGGTAAGGCTTGGGCTTACCCTCACGGTCGGTACTGACCTTGATAGAAGGCGTGTAGAAGGCCTTGATGACCTCACGACTGGCACCAGGCATCTTGAACCACGTCTGAGCGTTCTCAAGACCGGCCTGTACAAGGCGCTCATCAAAAGCTACGAGCATGTCATAGAACGCCTTAATACGCGGATTCTCCTCTGAGCCACGGAAGCTTACATCTACTGAATAAGTGGTGGGACCCGCCTTGTCATATACATTAAGCCCATATGGAAGAACCATGGAGGGCGTCTGGGTCATAAGCTGGCGCTCATTGTAATCCACTGATACGAACTTGGCGCCAGAGTCAAGGACCTTGGGGGCGCGGAACGAAAGATTGGATACGTCAAAGCTTGCGGGTGATACGATATTTGAGCTCATTTCTTGTTATAAACCTTTTTTTGACTACTTGATTACCTGATAAACCAGACGTCAATTTTTGATACAATTTACGCAAAAGTGTATACATATACCGTCAAATACTTAAGATAAGAACACCCTTTAGTGTGTTCTTATCTTAAGTGTTTGACATGGTTACTATCATACCGAAGTTAAGTACTCCCCAGCTGGGGAGTACTTAACTTCGGTATGAGACGTTAATATAATATTTAATATTTTGTATTATATATTATATAATAAAATTAATAACTAATTGAATATTTCTTTATTGGCCTTGGTCTTGGTTTTGGCCTGACGCAGGACCCAAAGGCGGTCCAGTTAAAAGAAGGGTCTCATTCAGGGCACCAGGAAGGAGTAATTGATTCAGAAAAAAGTTTGGTATATTTATTTCATTTAACATCAGATTATTACCAAAGATAGAGTTTATAGCATTGAGGGCATGTTCATCACCGTCCTCATTAAATACACGATAGCGACTGTATATACCTGGTGTAGCCGATTCATATAGCCATGGATATGTTTCCTTACATTGTTTATTGACCAAGGTAAGGGCAGTCACTACATACATAGCACCCAATGTTCTATCAGATTTATCAACTGCTGCACTGATAAACATACGAATAATATCTAGATTTATTTTTCTCAAGCTATCTAGTGATTTTACTGCAACAATTTCACGGACTGGATATTTGAAGGGGTGTGCAGGTGGGGGAATAATGATTTTTTTCATCTCTGGACTTAGTTCAGCACGATGAAACCAAATATCAAAAAGTTCAACATAAAAACAGCGCAGATTATCCACTGATAATTTTACAAACCAATCAGGATTGGTGTAGTAATTCAATTCGTCAATCTTTTGAAAAAGGTCAGTGACCTTGAGCTTGAAACGCTGGTCAGGACTTTCAGGTATAATAGGAGCCCAGCGCGTGTCTACCCCTTTCAAGCGCGACCATCTTATAAAGCGTTTGGCCTTATCTAAATTCTCCATAGAAAAGGGCGCGCGCGTATAAGGATTTTCAGGTGCCTCATTTTTCTCCAAGAGTGTAGCCAATGACCGTATATCAAAGGCATAAACTGTCTTATCATTTTCTACGAAAGAAAATACGTGTTCACCACTGAGTGTTACAATATCCTCCATGGAATAAAAATCTGTGGCATTGGTTGCTAGTTCACGGGTCCACTTGGCAGGTCCCTGCCTTCTATAAAGCTGTAATCGTCCATAAAATCGCCACCACTTCTGTATCTTTTTGACTTGTGAGCTAGTGTCCATCGGTATAACTATATTATTTACATCTGTTTCGTCAATGGACAGTTTAGCACGTGATTTGAAAGGAGTAGGATGTTTGAAGTGTAACCCACAATATTCACCATGAACAGCAGGATTATGACAACGTTGGTCGGGATGGCGTTTTGACCGGATATTTTTGCAGGAAGGTGGCTCCATAAGTTCCTACTCTTAACAATGTATTTATATCGTTTGCCCACATGACTTTTTCACTTTTATGTCATAAAAAGTCAATCAATGGGTCCAAATTACTGTATTTTAAACAAAAAAGTATCAAAAATTGACATCAAGTCGACCAGTAATACCTTTAGCATAGTGCGTTAAAAAGCCACTCAAAAAAGCCCGGTAACAAGTATAAAATGAGCTCATCCACTGTATCTAAGTCATCAAAGAAGACCGCCCCCGCCGCTCCCGTTGCCGCCGCCACTCCCGCCAAGAAGGAGACGGTCGCCCCTGCTACGTCAGGCCGCAAGTCAGCTGCCTCCTCAGCCACGCCCGCGCCCGTTGTAGCTGCCACGCCTGTAGTTGTCGCCGCTGAGGAGCCTGAGGCCGAGCTCAACCTTGTCGCCGAGTTCAACTCACAGGTCTCCAAGGTCAATGAGCTCCGCAACACGCTCGGCTCAGTCCTTGCCGACATGAAGAAGCTCGAGAAGCGCCTTGCCCGCGAGATCAAGAAGGCCGGCCGCCGCCGCCGCGCCCGCGCCCCTCAGGTCGATGAGGCGGGCAACCCCCTTCCCAAGAAGCCCTCTGTCTTCACGAAGCCCCAGAAGATTACGGATGCGCTCTGTGTCTTCCTTGGCAAGCCCAAGGGCACGGAGATGAGCCGCTCAGATGTCACGCGTGGCATCATGGACTACGTCAAGAAGAACGGCCTCAACGCCAAGCAGGTCATCAACCCTGACGCCGCGCTTCGTAAGCTCCTTTCAGTCACGGAGGCCGAGAATGTCACCATCCTCAACCTCCAGCGCTACCTCAAGGGTCACTACGTCAAGGCGCCTGTCGCGTAAAGGAGCTGGGTCCGACGAAAGGACCAACAGGACAAAAACAAAAGAAAACACATAAAAAACTCATAAAAGAAAATACAAAAATT